TCATGATGACTGGATCGCTGCGTTGGCCGCTGCGCACTTGGCAGCCAGGGCGTCCATGGCGGCCGTGGTGGGGCCGGTCTTGCTGATGGTCGCCTCGATCGCGTCTTTCACGTCCGTGTAGACCTGGGGGCCATATTTCTCGACCACGCCCGCGATGGTGGTGGCCGCGCCAAGGATGGCGCTGATTTCCGCTGCTGTCATGGGTCAGTTCCCTGTGGTCGTGGTTGTGGTGGCGGGCACCAGGTCGGTGCAGGACGTGGGGACCGTTCCGGCCTGCACGCCGGTCCAGCAGGTCTGGAAGCTGGCGAAATCCGTTTCCAGTCCGGAGACGGCGGTGGATGTCAGGGATTTGCCGCCATCGATCGCTGTCTGGAGGGTGGCGATTTCGTTATAGACGGTCTGGCTGGCCTTCCTGATCAGGGCCTTGTTCGCGTCCGACAGGGTGACGTTGGGCACCTTTCCGGCCATGACGTCGGGCATGGGTTCGGCCAGCACGTCATAGGCATTTTCCAGATCATAGACCGACTGTTTCAGCTTGACCTGAGAGGTCGAACCGCAGGCGGTCAGCAGCAGTCCGGTGCCGATCAGGCAGGCGATGGCAGTCAGGCCGGAAGGGCGCGGTGTGCGTGGGGCGGACGGTGATGTCAGGGCCAGCGTACCATCGGTCAGCAAATGCGGCGCCGTGGCGCGGATGACCTGCATGGCAGCAGGCCCGACATCCTTGTGTGTGGCGAGAGCGTTCACCACCGCGACTAGGGCCGGGTTGGCGGATGTGTCGGATGTGGTGTCGTTAAGCAGGAGCGGGACGCAGGCTGCCAGCAGCGCCACGGCCGCTCCCTGCGGGATGGAATCGAGCCAGGTGGCGACGACGGTGCCCAGCACGATGGCCAGCAGGAACAGGGTGGAGGGCTGCCGCAACCATGCGGATGCCGTTTTGGGGTTCATGGGGCTATCCTTCACGATGCATCAATCGCGGCCTGGAACAGGACGCTGTTGGCCCCGGCGTTCGCGGCGCCCAGGGCGGTGTTGTAAAACTGCTTGTGGTAGGCGGAGAGTGCTGCCGCATCGGTCGCGGATGGCAGCGGAGCTGGCGCGCGGAGAACCTTCACGCGCGCCATGGCGCAGGCGTAGCGCAGGTTGGCGACAAGCTGCATGAGGGCGGGTTCGGCCGACATCAGGGCGCGGATACGGGACGCGAGCGCCGCCTGCGATGGTGCATGCAGGAAATTGTTCCAGCAGTCCGTCTCCGTAGCCGGTTCCATCTGCCACAGCCCCAGCGCCGGCCCGTTGAGCTGGCGCAGGTAAGCGCCCCGGCTTTCAGCCAGGGCGATGCCTGTCATGAGGTTGACGGCGGCCAACCCATCCAGCCGGATATCCGTCAGGGTGGGCTGCACGATGTCATATTTGAGCTGCCCGACATCGAGGCCAGTGACGACGGTCATGATCATGACACACCGGCCGCAAGATGCCTGAGTAGCATGATCAGCCCGGCGCCGGCGCTGGACCCGAAGAAACCGAATACCAGAACGATGCCGCGTATGGTCCCCTTTTTCAGGGTGTTTTCACTCTGCATATTGGACAGGGTGTTGTTCATGGTCGTGAGCTGGGCTGCCACACCGTGTTCAAATTTGGTGCGGCTTTCACGGTCCAGGTCGAATTTCGTTTCCATCACAGTCATCCTTCGATCCAGCGAAAGAAGACTGATCTGCTGTTCCTGCCCCGACGGTTCAGGAGAGGCGATATCCATAGGGCAGTCCCTTGTGCACGATCAGATTACGAGCATCAGGGATGACAGATGGGAGGCATGCCCGTACATAGCGAAATGCCGGGCGCGCCGTTATTCAAGGCATCAGGTATTCGGGGTGCCGTTTATGGTAATTGTTCCGGCGGCCATGGTCAGGTTTGGCGCAGTCAGATCACCGATCGCGACCGTGGGTGCCATGGCGGAAATGGGTAGTGTGAATATGCCGGTCAGGGTACGGCCCTGTGTCGTGGTGATGGTGATGCGGACCTTGTAACGCAGGCTGGCCACGCCGCCAGACAGGCCTAGGGTCACAACGCCGTTGACGAACACGGCCCATTCGATCGACAGGCCAGTGGCGGGGACGACCGAGACGTCATCGATCGCGATCTTGCTGATCGTGTCGTTACAGTCTGCAAGCCAGCCGGTGTAATCCACGCTGTAATCAAGCGCGTCCCCGGCTGCCTTGTCCGGCCATGCGCGTGGAAACGGGCGCACCGACACCCCCCGCATGGCACAGTCGCCCGGGATGGGGAACAGGATCGTACGTGCCCTGCTGGACGCCCAGACGGTGCCGGTCATGACGATGCTGCCCCATTGAACATCTGTTGAATCTGCGCAGGGAAGAGATACTGCAAACCGTTTTCCATATGTGCATCTGACTGGCCAACATGGTCCAGATCGCCGGGATGGTTGTTGCGGATGCCGCGCGGAAGGATAGGGGTCATGTAGCGTTTCCTGCCGTGCCGGTCGTGCTGGTCGTCGTGGCCGTAGCAGGATAGGTGCTGCCGATCGGGTATTTGCGCGTGGGGTCTGCCACCACTGCGGTGCCAGCCGGCGGTTTCCACGCGGAGACGCCGTCCCAGACAACGTTATCAACCACCGATCCGACCGCTTTCGTGCCGGATGCCACCGTCAGATAAACAGCGTATGTTTGCATTGTCACAATATTTCTCCGTTACGGAAGCCATTTATATTTAATCGAACCATTGCCGCCGTTGCCGCCGGGAAATGCATCTCCCGTAAAATTGGAATCGTAAGCGCCGCCGCCGCCAGCGCCCGGGGCCTGCCCCGATACCCCACCTGCCAGCCCGGCGCGTGCGCCCCCAAGGCCACCCGGGCCAATGCCACCAGCGCCGGTTAATTGCTGCGTCCCCGCCTGACCGTCGAAACCGTCATTACCAACATCATTCTGAAACGTTCCGGGGAGGTCGGACGACCCGGCTATCGCACCCGCCCCACCAGACGTATTTGAAATATTGGCATATTGGCCGCCTTGGGCGCCCGGCAGAGACTGGAGCACCTGCCCCGCACCGTTTACGATTTTCGAGGTGCTGCCCTGGTATCCGCTGCCCGCCGCGTAGAAGCCGGCCCCGCCGGAACCGATTGTTACTGTGAGCGTATCGCCCGGCGTCACGGCGTAGACGCCCCGCATAAAGCCACCACCGCCGCCGCCAGCACCAGAGAATGTTTCGGCGTTATTGCTGGCCTGACAGCCACTGCCGCCACCGCCTGCGCCTTTTCCCTCGATATATATGCGCGTCACGCCGGCCGGGACGATAATCGTGGTCGAAGAATCGACGGCTATCAGGCTTGAGGTGGCGAGGGCCAGTCCGGTATTGAGGGCTTCCGTCGTGGCATAGCTGGCAACGGCGGCAGCAGCCGCTGCCTTGGCCAAAGCCTGAATGGCCTGAAGAAGCTGCCCGTTATTGGTTTTATCCGGATTAAGTCCTGCCGAAACGACGGGTGCAAGCAATTCACCCTGCACCATGTTGAGCCACCAGTCGGGCACCAGCGTAGCTGGAATGGCGGCAGCCGGATTTCCGCTGGTGAAATACCCGGGCGTCAGACCGGATGCGGATGGCACCGCAGGCGGAGATGAGACGGCGGTTGGGTCGTCTATGCGATAGACCATGATGATTTATCCGTATGCGAATAGAACGGTGGTATGGGCCTGCTCGCGGGCGCGGATTTCGCACTCGAGGACGGCATTGCCCCAGTTGGCCAGCGCATCGCCCGCGTAGGACTGGCCGGCGGCGAAGCGGGTGACAGTGGTTTCTGGCGCGTTGACACGCCATGCATAGGCCCACGCTGCGCCACAGCAGGGCTGGCCGGCGCGTAAGGCGCCAGCACGGGCCGGTGCGAATTCGGTGATGGTGATGGTGTAACCCAGTGTTTTGGCGAACTGGATGTAATAGGGGATCGACGCGCCGCCACTGTCCGTCAGACGCGCGACCACCTGGGCGCGGCGCTGTTCGATCGTGGGGCTTTCGCCCGCGCAGGGATCGGGCAGTCCGAGGGTTTCTTCCCATTCTGGCAGCACGCTGGTGGTGGTCGAGGGAAAGGTATCGGGCACCAGGTTGCGCGCGGCAGCGATGAAGCGGTCCGGGGCCGGCATGAAACCGGACAGCGTGGCATGCATGACCGTGTCCGTGCCACGCGGCCAGGCACGCCCCCGGTAGAGGGTGCGCTTGAATGCGGCCAGCAACTGGTCGGCCGAGTAGGTGGGAATGCCCATCAGGCCGCCGTCACTGTGCCGACCGCAGGCAGGCTGCCGAGCGGAATCTCTGTCGGTCCTACGGGCGCGACCATGGTGAAGGATGCGCCGGTTGAAAGCAGGGCATCCTCGATATCGCTTTGGGCAAGCGTCATGCCCAGGGGCGTGCCTTCACGGAAATACAGATCCGTCAGGGCCGCCTTCATGGCTGCGAGCTGGTCGGCCGTGTTGGGCGAGAGATCCTTGACGGCGACGTCAATCGGGCATGGTACTGGCGCGCAGGCAATGACCAGCGCCGTGGCGGGACGCTGGGGATAGATGGCATCGGCCACCGTCAGCTGGTCGCCCGTCGCGACGGCATAGCGGGTTTCATCCGTGGCGCTGCCATCGGTGCCCTGCGGGTAGCCGCCGTGAGCTTCCTCGGCATCGTCCATCATGAAATACACCACGACGGTGCCGGGGCCGAAGCCGTTGGGGTTGCACCAGGCGCGGGTTACGCCGGCCACGTCCTCAGCCCATTCCACGTAGTCGTCCTGCCGCCCGCCACCCGCGCGCGAAGCGTAGGCGGTAAGCACGCGGGTGCGGTATTCACTGTCAGTTTCCATATCGGCGCCGCCGGTGAAGGCGGTGAGCGCCACGCCCTGCGCTGGCAGGCCGGACACAGCCGTAAGCAGGCTGAAGGCGATACCTGCATCACAGTTGCCGGTTGCCCCGGCCGTCTGGCAGATGACGGGAACGGACAGGGTGCCGCTGGCATCGGCCGTGGCGTCCGCTGTCGTGATGTAGTCCAGCCCGTCCGCCCGCTTGATGACGGTGCCCGTGGACAGCGGCGTTTGCGGAGTTGCCCCGGTAAACTGGACGGTACCGGCGGCGGCTGTCGCATCCTTGCGCAGGATCTCGCGCATGGCGCCCCAGCCATCCAGTGCTTCGTCGGTCGCGGTAAAGGGAACGGACTGCCGGTAGCATGAGGCGAGGAAATCGTAATTGCCCCATGTCAGGTTCGCGAAACACCATGTCAGGGCGCGCAGGACCGAACGCGGGAATAGCGCACGGCCCTGCGTGATATTGGTTGCGACAATATCATTCAGGCCCTGGGACTGAAGTTCAGAAAGGGTTGGCTGTTGATAGGGCATGCCCGGCGGTATCCTTCCATGCCCACGCATACTGGAAGGACGTGTCGGTGCCATCGGGCTTTGTCAGGCGTATGCCGATATTCAAGGATGTGGCGTTCAGCCATGATGTCTGCACGGTAATGGTGCCCACGATCCCTTCATCAACCAGCCATTGCAGCGCCTGTTCGCATATGGTGCGGGCGTGGGTGAGCAGGCTGTTGCCCTGTTTCTTCGCGCCCTCGATCGTCCAGAGCAGGGAACCCATCTGGAAACTTTCCAGCCCATCGATCCAGCAGCCGCGCAGATCGTTTGATCCGTCGGGCGTAACTGTTCCACTGGGGGCCGGCGCGTCGGTGAACAGGCTGAACAGGACCGCGGTTTCCAGATCCGCATCGGTGTCCAGGTCGCCATTGGTGATGACCCAGTCACAGTGCATTTTCGTGTTGTCGTAGACCAGCCGGATATCGGTCATCCCTGTGGCCCTTCCGTGCTGGAACCGCCCTGCTGGACACCGCCATGGGTATGGTCGGACAGCTTGACGCCGCCGGTGGTGATGAAGTCATCCGCCGTGACCGTGCCGCTATCCACGATGATCTTGCCCGACGCGGGCTTGATGTACACGTCACCATTTGCTTTGGCGAGGATGACGGTACCGACAACCGGATTGGCGATGCCGGCCTCGCCGGGTTGCGCGCCGGTATAGCGGTATTTCTGGTGATTGTGGCCGGTGATCACGCTGTCCGTCCGCCTGCCACCAGTGCAGGTGAGCATGACATCGGCGCCGACAGGCGGGCAACTGATCAGGCCGTAGGCGATGATGACCGGCTTGCCGTCCAGCGTTTCATATTCATTCAGGCTGATCTGCACGGTCTGGACGGGACCGCTGTCATTCGGGGCGGATGTGGTGCGGCCGATGCCGAACAGGCGGGAGAGCAGATTACGCATCATGCCTGTTCCTGCCCGTCGGAATTCTGCAACGCATCCTGAACCTGCCAGTCAAACGGAGTCTGCACGGCGGGTTCGACGGTCATGGCCTCGGGCGGCATCAGGGTCAGTTCTGCTGTGGTGCCCATTTCCGCGCTTTTGGAAAAGGTTACGTCCGTGATCAGCCATGTTTTGCCGGGCAGCTTGAGGGCCGGAAGGTGCACCGGCACGAGGGTGTTCGGGGTCCAGAGCGTACCGGCCTTGTCATGCCAGGAATCGCAGACCAGGCGCACTGCCTGTGAGCGGCCCCGGCGGCGCTGCAATTCCCATTTTGCCCGTAGTTCGGCCAAGAACTGGCCGTTGTAGCTCTGTTCACTGATCACGAAATAGGGGCGGTAGCGGGGTACGCCCAGGTCTTTTACCGGGGTAAACTGGTTGCCCGCGTTAGGATTGTCGAAATCATTGAAGTTCTGCACGCTGAACATGACCGGCAGATAGGTGCTGTAGCGCTCATCCATGCGGTAGGCTGCGCTGTATTCCAGAACGTTCACGCCTTCCGCAAAGCCGCTGGCGTGGGTATCGGTGCCGACAGATGACAGGACCAGATTGCCGTCTGCGTCATCATAGACCATGACCGCCATGTAGCGGGCACATTCCTCGATCAGCTGATAGGGTGTTGATTTTCACTGAGAACTGATGGTGTGGACGGCTCCCTGTGGTCCTGAGAGGATGCTGAGCAGTTGAATGTCAGTGAAGGAAACCACCATGCATCAGTTGGTCCGTATCGGCATGGATACCTCGAAAAAAGTGTTTCAGCTCCACGGCGTGGATGCCGAAGAGCGGGTTGCGCTAAGCCGGAAACTGAGCCGACATCAGATGATCCGGTTTTTCGAGAAACTGCCGCCGACAGTGATTGGCATTGAAGCCTGTGGGGCCTCCCATCACTGGGCCAGAACCCTTGGCGCGCTCGGCCACGAAGTGAGGCTGATGGCGCCACAGCTTGTCAAACCTTACGTCAGGCGCAGCAAGAATGATGCGGCAGATGCCGAGGCCCTCTGTGAGGCGATGAGCCGTCCAACCATGCGTTTTGTGCCAGTCAAGACGGTTGAGCAGCAGGCAGCCCTCATGCTTGTCGGCATGCGGGAGCGGCTCGTTGGCAGACGTACGCAGCTGGCCAACTCCATCCGGGGATATGCTGCCGAATTCGGATTGACTGCTCCCCTTGGTCTCTCCCGCGTTGAGCCGTTCCTCAGGCAGATTGCGTCCGAGGATATCCTTCCCTCCCTGGCGCGCGAGATGTTTGCACAGATGGCAGAAGAGTATGGTGCCCTGATGGAGCATATCAGGGAGCTTGATGAAAAACTTGCCACATGGCATCGAAGTCAGGATGTGAGCCGCAGGCTGGCCGGAATTCCTGGCATAGGTCCTCTGGGAGCGGCTCTTCTGCTCATGAAGGCTCCGGATCCGCATCTGTTCCGTTCAGGCCGGGACTTCGCGGCCTGGATAGGTCTCACCCCTCGGGATCATTCGTCCGGCGGCAAAGTCAGACACGGCGGGATTACCCGGGCCGGAGACAGCCGCCTGAGAAGCACCCTGGTTGTCGGAGCAACAACCGTGCTTCGGCATGTGCGGCAGAACAAACAGAGCCGCCTCGCCACGCCGTGGCTCGTCAGTCTTCTGGGCAGAAAGAAGCCGAAGCTCGCTGCTGTAGCCCTGGCCAACAGAATAGCGCGCATTGCATGGAAGCTGATGACCAGTGGCGAGACATACCGCAAGCCGGTGGCAGTAGATGCAATGACAGCGGCCACCGCTTCCTGACGAAATTGGCCAACACGACGCACGGGAAAAAGAACGTGATCGTGTGAGCCGATACCGCAGTCCTGCAAAGAGGAGATGGGGGATCGTTCGATCTGAATGGAAGACACTCCGCAAGAGCCCGTGGTTTTCAAAAACCGCAGAACTGAATGGAACTTCCATCGCAGAAACCATCTTGGCCAGCAGTCTGAACACTGCAACAACAGGCCGGACATATGGGTGCAAACGACACGGTCACACCACTATTTTCCCCCTTGCAAGACAGAGCCGTCCACATATGGGTTCTTCCGCACTTTTCGTGATGGGTATCTTGTACTGTGGTTCTGGAACTGGAAAATCCTGAAAGTCGCCCACTTTCATGGATATTCCCCAGTGTCACGCCTTCGGATCCTTGATCTTCCCCGTTCCCTCGTCGTTCGTCGTGTTGTTGCACTGGACAACAGAGTGGAGATCGAAGTCGGTCTGCGCAAGCGGAGTGTACTGTGTCCGGACTGTCAGTGCCCGACACAACGCATTCACAGCTTCTATCAGAGAAAACTTGCGGATCTTCCATGGCAGGGCCGTCCGGCCACGCTGATCGTTTCTGTACCACGCTTTTTCTGTCAGGCTGCGGTCTGTCCACGTCGGACCTTTGTGATGCCCCTTGACGGGATAACCGTGCGTCATGGCAGACAGACCACGCGTCTTACCGATCTTCATTATTATATCGCCCATACCCTGGGCGGTTCCGCTGGTGCACGAATGACCGTGCGCCTGTGTTGCCCCATCAGCCCGGACACTCTCATTCGCCGCCTCCTGTCCCGGGTACGGAACACCAGGAAAGACACGCCCCCTACACGCGTGGTAGGGGTGGATGACTGGGCATGGCGACGGGGACATCACTATGGAACGATTGTGGTCGATCTTGAGAAAAATGATGTCATTGACCTCCTGCCAGATCGGGAGGCTGCGACCCTGGCCCAATGGCTGCAGGCCCACCCCGGTGTTGAAATCATTGCCAGAGACCGTGCTGGTGCTTATGCAGATGGATGCCACAGAGGCGCGCCATCAGCTCTTCAGGTGACGGACCGCTGGCATCTGCTGAAGAACCTGTCAGAGGCTTTTGTCAGCATACTGGGCCGTTTCACGACAACAGTCAGAACCCTGACGCGACAACTCAGCGCATCAACGACATTGAGCGAAACGTCTGGAACAGTCAGGACACAACCAGAAGAAGCGCAGACGCTCATCAGGTCAGTCTCTGGGGAACGACGTGAAACTCTTTTCAATGAAGCTCTTGCCCTGAAAGCAGAAGGGCACAGTATTCAGGCTATCGCCACAACGATCGGAGTAGAGAGAAAAACCGTGCGGCGCTGGTTTCAGCGGGGCCATGCGCCAACATGGAAAAGAACGGTTCCGACACGCAGCATACTCGGGCCTTACATATCCCATCTGGAAAAGAGATGGGTCGAAGGATGTCGGAATATTCGCCAGCTATGGCGGGAACTCCTGGAGCAGGGGTTTACAGGAAAATATGGCACTGTCCGGAAATGGGTGACGACGCGACAGGGTATTTCCACGAAACCCGTTTCTTCCGCGTATGTCTCGCCCCCTCTGGGGCGCAAACTTGCACGCCTTCTTCTTGCAGATGATCCATTGTCTGCTGGACGACAGGACGGGCTACTTGTTCCTGCCCTTCTGGAAGCCGAACCGCAACTCGCTGTCACGCTCTGCTGGCTCAGGAAAATGCAGAACCTCCTCTGTAAAAAGGAGGACACCAGAAAGGAAGGCGATCTGAAGGCCCTGCTGGAAGAAGGGAAAACGACGCTGCTATCGCGTTTGATACCTGCGCTTGAACGGGATGCTGCTGCCATTGAAGCTTCTCTCGTCACACCATGGACAACCAGCCCGGTTGAAGGACAGATCAGCCGATTGAAAATGATCAAGCGAACCATGTTCGGAAGAGCAGGCTTCGAACTCCTCAGGGCTCGTGTCCTCCAACCCGCATAATCAAAAACATCATCACGAAAAGTGCGGAAGAACCGAGAACTGACCCGGGTTTTTCATCAGGAATTGACCCAGCCAGATGCTATTTCAGGCATAGTCGGACGGGCGGTCAAGAAGAGGATCTGTCCTTTCTGTTTTTTGATGCGGCGGTGCTGGCACGGAACCTGTAGCTGTCATTTCCTGTCTCGAGGATATGACAGTGATGGGTCAGCCGATCGAGGAGCGCCGTCGTCATCTTCGGGTCACCAAAGACGTCTCCCCATTCACTGAAGCTCAGATTGGTTGTGATGATGACACTGGTGCGCTCGTAGAGGCGGCTGAGCAGATGGAACAGCAGGGCGCCCCCAGACGCGCTGAAGGGAAGATAACCGAGTTCATCAAGGATCACGAGATCCAGGCGGAGCAGCCTGTCGGCAATCTGCCCGGCCCGGTTGGCGGTTTTTTCCTGTTCGAGCGCATTGACCAGGTCGACCGTTGACCAGAAGCGCGCCTTCTTGCGGTGATGGGTGATCGCCTGGATGGCCAGCGCGGTCGCCAGATGGGTTTTCCCGGTTCCCGGGCCGCCGATCAGCACGACATTTTCAGCACGCTCGATGAAGTCCCCGCCATGGAGCTGGCGGACCATGGGCTCGTTGACCTGCGTATCGGCAAAGGAGAACCCGGACAGGTCCTTGTAGGCGGGGAACCGGGCGGTCTTTGTCTGGTAGGCGATGGAGCGCACTTCGCGTTCGGCCAGTTCCGCCTTCAGGAGTTGTGAGAGGATGGGGATGGCCGCCTCGAAGGCAGGTGCGCCCTGCTCTATGAGGTCAGCCGTGGCCTGGGACATGCCATACATCCGCAGTCCACGGAGCATGACGACAAGTGAAGCGGCGGCAGGATCATGACGCATGGCGGCTGTCCCCACGCAGGATGTCATACCGCCCTGTATCGGCGCACGGTTCGTGTTCGAGCACCAGGGCCTGTGGGGCATCAAGCCGGGGAACCGCGGTTCTCCTGGCATCGATCAGGCGATGAAGCGTATTGAGAACATGGGTCTTGGTCGCCACGCCGTCTTCAAGTGCCAGTTCAACCGCGCAGAGGACAGCCTGCTCATCATGCTGCAGCACAAGGGCCAGGATTTCAGCCATTTCCCGGTCGCCTCCAGGCCGCCTGAGCAGTTGATCCTGCAGGGTCCGGAAGGCGGCTGGCAATTCGGTAAACGGCGCGCCATTGCGTAGGGCGCCCGGTTTGCGCTGGATGACCGCCAGATAATGCCGCCAGTCATACACCGTGCGGCCTGGCACGCCATGCGAACGCGTGATGATCCGGTCATGCACGCACAGAACCTGTCCTTCGGCGATAACGCGCAGCCTGTCGGGATAAACCCGCAGGCTGACCGGACGATTGGCAAAGGAGGCCGGCACGCTGTAGCGGTTGCCTTCGAACTGGATCAGGCAGGTTGGTGAGACGCGCTTGGTCTGTTCGACAAACCCGTCAAAGGGACGCCCCGGCACCATGAGGTGAGGACGTTCGCTGGCATGGACCTCGGAGACGCTGTGCGGCAATTCAGCATGCTGCAGCCGTTCCCAACAGTCCAGGCAGCGGGCTTCCAGCCAGGCGTTCAGTGCCCCCAGATCCGGAAAGACGGGCAGATCCTGCCAGATCTGGCGCCGGGCATCCTGCACGGTCTTCTCGATCTGCCCTTTCTCCCATCCTGCTGCCGGATTGCAGAAGGTCGCCTCGAACAGATAATGGCTGGCCAGGGCCATGAAGCGCAGGTTGACCTGACGTGCCTTGCCTGACCCAATCCGGTCCACGGCGGTCTTCATGTTGTCAAAAATACCCCGCCGCGGCACGCCACCGAGCACGCGGAAGGCCTCGGTAAGCGCATCAAAAAGCATCTCGTGGGTCTGCAGGGGATAGGCCCTGAGTATGAAGGCCCGGCTGAAGGACAGTTTGGTGTGGGCAACCTGCAGCTTGACGCGATGCCCGGCAATTATCGCCCAGTCCTCGCCCCAGTCGAACTGGAAGGCTTCCCCGGGCTGGAAGCACAGGGGCACGAAAACACCCCGACCCGTTGTCTGGCGTGCCTGGCGCTGTTCGTGTTTCCACTGCCGGATGAAAGCGGCCACCCGTCCGTAGGACCCATCATAACCCAGCGCCACAAGGTCTTCATGCAGTCGTCGCGCCGTGCGCCGGTTCTTGCGGGGTCGGGCGGCTTCCAGGACCAGCCATCCCCTCAGCCTGTCAGCAAACGGGTCCAGTCGGCCGGGACGTTCGGGTACCTGGAACCGCGGTTCAATACTCTGTGCCCGGAGATATTTCCGGATCGTATTGCGTGACAGTCCCGTCCGGCGTTCGATCTCGCGGATCGGAAGATGATCCCGGCAGTGCCACCGACGGATCACACTCAGAAGCTCCATGTCAATCACTCCTCAAACCCCCAGCAGATGCTGCCGGGGAGTGTGAAGGCATGGGTCAAATCTCGATGAAAATTTCCGCCCTACCCGGGTCAGTTCTCAGTGAAAATCAACAGAGAGATCGATGCCACCGAAACAGCGGCGCCCGCGCACATGGGCCGGAAGATCCTGCCACCCGATGGGACCGGCACAGGCTTTCCATTCAATGACAGGCAGCCAGCGGGTGACCTGTTCGGTCCACTGGTTGAGGTGGAAGCGGCGGAAGTCGTTTTCGGCACGCGGGGAGCGGGCGGCCTTGGCCGCTTCCTCGCGCATGTAATCGGGCTTGACCGAGATGCCGTAATTCGGGTTGGCCTTGCGCCACGTTTCTTCCTTGGTCCAGTCGTCGTTTTCACCAGCGGCGAATATGACCGGCAGGATGGTTGGGTCCACCACATCGCCGGACAGCAGCTCCATAGCCAGCTCGTGCTGTTCCCAGGCATAACCCACGCCATTGATGCCGGCCGTGGTGATGTAGATTTCCAGCGGCTGGCGACGGGCGGCCGTTCCCTTGTGCACGACGTCGGCTAGTTCACCGTCGCGCCATTCGTGGACTTCATCGCCAATGGCGAAGGTGGGCGAGAAACCATGCTTACCGCGAGGGCCTGATGACAGCGGCTTGAATGAAGACTGGAGCGCCGGACAGAAGATGGATTTTTTCAGCAGCTCCAGACGGTTCGACAGGGCTTCGTTCATGGACACCATGACGGTGGCCTTGTTGAACACGATCTTGGCCTGGTCTTCGTCCACGGCCATGGAATAGCCCTGGCCACCGAATTCCTGATCGACGAACATCAGGAGCAGTGCGAGGCCGGCGGCCAGTTCTGTCTTGCCGTTCTTGCGCGGCACTTCGATCCAGGCAGATCGGTACAGGCGCGTCCCGTCCTCGCGCTTCCAGCCGAACAGGGGGCGCACGATCCGGTCGCGCTGCCAGTCCCGCAGGTGGAATGGCTTGCCTGCCCATTCCCCTTCCGTGTGGCGCAGCATTGCAGGGAAGAAGGCACAGGCGCGCTGGGCTGCAGCCTCATCCCACCATGCACCGAACTTCTCGGCACCCTGCGGCATGGGTGGAATGGGGAGCTGCTGGTCCATCAGTGCCGCGTGGCCGGCTGGTTGAAGAAGTCGAGCGGGTCAGATGGGACCATCGGTGCATCTGGCACCCCCGTGCCCGTTGACTGGTCCGCATTGTTTTGCGCCCCTGCCAGCGGCAGGGAGGACTGCGTGCCCGCAGCCATGCGGGCAAGGATCTGCTGGCGTGACGCCGGTGTCAGTCCAAAGCGGTCCTCCAGATCCTGCAGCCGTTTGGTCAGGCGTTCCTGCACCATGAACCACGGCGAGATCCGCTGCATGGTGCCGTGGTTGCTTTCGGTGGTGTAGACATGCCCCTGCTTGTCCAGTGCGGCCGTGACCTTCACGTAATCGGCCAGTGCCTCGCAATACCGCGCCAGCGCGTTCCGGTCGGACGTGCGCACGATACGGCTGTCGGACAGCCATCCTGCGACCTCGATCCAGTACTTGCGACCTTTTGCGCGCATGTGCTTGGGCGCATCGACACCGGCAACAGGAAGGTTGTCGAGATTGATGGTTTTCCGGGCACGCTTGCCGGGATTTCCCCGCGCTTCGTTGATCGCGTCCGGTGTGGGTTTGCGTCCCCGGATCATGTCTGTCTCCAAAAAAAAGTTCAGGAATTTCGCGGCGGTGAGAGTTTTGAGGGGGTGCGGTCCACGCTTTTTGGCCCTGTAATTTTGCCCCCCCCTATCCCTGTGGCTGTTTCCCGGGCGTCGCGGGATGGTTCTGGCTGGATGGGATCGGCGTCGAGGTCGGGGATGGGCAGGCCAGCGTCGCGCATCTGCCGGTGCAGGCGGGTGATGGCGGCGCGCTTGGCACGGCGTTCGCTGCGGGCCTGTTCGTATGCCAGGCGTGCTTCCTCCATGCGTGTCAGTGCGGACTGGGTGCGGACGTTCGCCTGCTGCGCCGCGAGACGGGCAGCATCCAGTTCCGCCGTCATGCGATCCAGACGTTCATCGCGCTGCGCCTGTGCAGCTGCTGCATCACGCGGGTCCATGCTGCTGGTGGTCATGAGCTTCCTCTGTGCGAGATCGGGACGGATGCGGTCAGGCGTGACACCCAGCAGACGGGCGACGGTTTCGACGTGGTGGGTCGGGACCGTCTTCCACTGGCTGACAGCCTGCGGGGTGACGTTACACGCGGCGGCGATGCGTGAGCAGTCGCCCCAGCGACGGAACAGGCGCACGCCGCATGGACGCCGCCAGAACGCCAGAGGGCCACGCTGTGGCATGGTGTGCGCCGCCGTTGCCATATCAGTAGGTGCAGCCGCCTTCACGGCGCGTCTTGCGGGAGTGGCATTCCTTGGTCAGGGCCTGCCAGTTCGCTTCATCCCAGAACAGGTCGTAATCTCCGCGATGGGCCTTGATGTGATCGACTTCCGTGGCGGGACGCTGGCATTCCGGGTCATCGCACTGGCAGACAGGATGCTCCGCCAGGAACTGGCGCCGTGCGCGCTGCCAGCGGCGGCCATAGCCACGCGACGCAGCGGAACCGCGCTGGCGGTCGTGTGATGCCTGCAGATGGGCATGGGGACGGAATGTGGCGACTGGGGACATGCTGGCCTCGGCTGTGACGGCAAACTGCCGGTTACATGGAGGTTACAAGCCCGGTTACATCATTAATCCTTATATATCAGTATATTATAAGGATATGTAACTATGTAACCAGTGTAACCGATATTTTGGGTGCAAAGAGGCGCACGGCTTCCCATACGCCTATACAAAGGAAAAACGCGGTTACAGCGGTTACATGGTTACAACGCTGTTATTGCTACATTTTCCGGTTACATGCCGGTTACGACTGGTTACGTGAACCAGTAATGGGCGCGCGTTGTCAGTCATCATTACCATCTTCTCCCTCAAAGCCAAGCTCTTCCGCTGATACCCAGATGCATTTTGCCGGTGGTGTCTGTCCGACACGCATGGCCTTGGCATTGCGCCTGGCGCTTTCCAGCCGCATGACCTCGAAAACCCAGCGGTTTCCCTCGAACGGCGTGCCGTTGAACAGTTCCTTGAGCATGGAATTGTTGGGGGCAAACCAGATGCCGTTGCCGAGCGCGAGGCGCGGTGCGTCACGCCCGCGCCTGTCCTTCGGTTCATCGGCACGGATCACGCGGATGCCGTGCTGGGCCAGAACCTCGGCTGCAACCCCGCGCGAGAAATCAGGACCATCGGCCTCGACGGCCATCTTTCTGGTCAGGATGCGTTCGACCAGTTCACCGATGGACTTGCGTTCGGTGGATCGCTGCAACTGGACGGTGGTGGACAGCAGGTGGCTGACCATCTGCATGGGCGCGTCCTGCGCCACGACATCATCACGATCGCGGATGAAATCGCGCACGGCCTCGACACCGCCTGCCGCCTGCTTTTCATTCGGCAGGCCATCAGATGTCAGGATGAACCATCCGGCCAGCAATGCGCCCAGCTGGTCCATTTCACGCGGGGCGCAGCCGATGGCCGCCAGCGAACGGCGGAAGATGGCGAGGCTGTCGCGGTAGCGCGTCCAGCCAGCCAGTGCGCGACCCCACAGCGCCGGGCCATTGAGCTGCGCCCATTCCTTGAGTTCCTTATGCTCGCTGCTGAAATCCGCCCCTTCATCGGGCCGCACCAGTTCGATGATGGTGAAGCGGCCCAGATGCTGCGCCTTCATGTCCGGCGGCGAGATCGAAGCCATGATGATCGACCCCGCGACCTCGATCTTGCGGGCCTTTCCATCGATGCCACCACGGCTGCCGCGCGTTCCTTCGCCGCCCGATGCCGAGAGCACGAGATCAAGCAGGGCACGGGCGCCGCGCTGGTCTTCGCGGTCGGATGCTTCATCAATGAAGGACGGCATGGCACGGCCATCGAGCGATTGCTCCAGTCCGGCCTTGGACGTGTCATTGGTATAGAAGTTCATGGGCGATGCGCCGCGCAGCACGCTTAACAGCGACGACTTGCCCGAACCAGCGCCACCGATCAGGAATCCGGCAGGACGCCACGGGATGGCCGCACCGTAATAGGCACAGCCCAGCAGCCCCATGGCCATGATGGCGCCACCATCGCACCGGTAATTCCACAGTTCCTGCAGCTGGTACTGCAGCGCACGGCCGATATCGGGACCGCAGGGCTGTCCAGGGCGCGCGGCGGCTGGCGCTGCGGCCCATATCTGGTTGCCGGTGCGCGTGCCGGCGGGTTCCAGGCGGTCGCCGATCAGAACCTGATCACCGCAATGCACCACGGGCATGCCATCGCGTTCGGCCCAGATGCCGGGACGGCGGATCAGGATATGATCGCCGAACAGGCCGGCGGCCGTGCATTCGGCCTGAAGGAAGGCTGCCACCGAATTGATGCGGAAATCGACAATCCGTTCCTCGGTTGTGTCCTGCCCATCCGGCCCCTTGATCTTGCACTGGGCTTTCTTGGGGAAATGGGCGCGCAGCCAGTCATCATGGCCACCGAACAGACCGACCAGGTCGTGCCGGTTGCCGATCTGGCGCGCGGACAGGGAGCGGAGCTGCCCCACGCTGTCGAGCAGGTAATAGGTGCCGTCCAGATGGCCGATGGCGGTGACGGGGCAGGCGGCGTTTTCGGCATCGCCTTCGGGCGGTCCGCCGCCGCCACGCCTGCCGCCGTCGATTACCTGAAACTGCCGGTCGGCCGAGAGAACGGCGGCGCGGACATCCTGCAAGGCGTCAGGTGATGGCATCATTGAAATCCTTGCCTTTTGGCGAGCGGGCGACGCGAACCTCACGCCCAGCTTCCAGATGGAAATCGATCGCCCGGCGCAGGCCACGCTGCGCCTGGGCGTTATCGTCGTTATCGGCCAGCAGGATCACGCTGCGGATCTGATCCGGCAGCTGCACGCTGGCCATGTTTCCGAGGCTGGCTGCCGCCAGCACACGCATCTCCGGACACGCGAGGGCGACGGACAGGCATGTCTCGATGCCTTCCCCGATCGCGACCGTCTCACCGTCCGGTGAAACCTTGAGTGACTTTCCCGACGCGCCACGCTGCAGGCGGATTGATCCGCCCAGGAACGCGCCAAGGATCTTCTTGCTGGCATTGAGCGGGGCCTTGCGCCACACGCCACCGTCATCCTGCGCCAGCCATGTCTGGTGCGTGGCGATATGCGCACCGTTGCCGTCGGTTATGGCCGCCAGCATGGCAGGCAGGGGACCACGGACCTCATGACAGTAGTGTTCCGGCGCGAAACGCAGGGTGCGCGGCACGGATGCAAGGCTGGCCAGCTGGATGCCACGCGCGGCCAGATACAGATCGACCGGGGTGCTGATCACGTCATGCCGCGCACCGAGCCACATGGCGCGGGCACGCTTCTGGCGCTTTTCTGCTGTTTCATCTGGAGTGGCATCGGCCTTTTGCGCGATCTTGCGCCGGTGTTCCTCGACATTGCCCATGTCACGCAGGCCGAGGTGATTGACGGCCCAGCGGTACGCCTCTTTCAGGTCACCGCGCGTCATGACGGCAGCCACCAGATCGAGGGCATCGCCCGTCTCACCGGTTGAGAAATCAGCCCATTTCCCAGCCTTGTCGCCATGCAGGTGCACGGCCATGGACCGTCCGGCCTCACCAGCAACCGACCCGCAGACCCATTCGGCACCCTGTCGCGTGCCGCCGGGCAGCAGCGTCTGGGCAAGTGCGTGCATATTGTGCGCCAGCATGCGCGAGACCTCACGCGCATCGGGCAGGTTGGTGCCTGCGTTCACAGACGGTCGATCCACTGCTGGACAGCCGCCTTGCGGCGCTGCTGGCGGGCCATGATGCGGCGCACGCGGCGGTTGGTCGCCTCGATCCGGTGCTGCATGACCTTGATGCGCAGCACATGCAGCCGGATGCGACCGCCATGCACGATCACCACGATCCATTCATAACAGGCAGCACCGAAGTCGATTACGGCAACCCACAGGCGGATCATGGCATGCCCCCATCATCCTGAATTGCGGCCATGATCAGTTCCATTTCATGCGCCAGCTGGTCATGCCGCTGCTGGAGCAGCTGGCGGTGACGCGCGCGAACCATTTCCCATTCATCGGCCGACACGCGGCGGATTTCATGGTGCCAGCAGGCCCGCACGCGGCGTTCGGTCAGGCCGAACAGGCGCGCGACCTCGACAAACGCCGCTTTCAGCCCGTGGGCACGGCGGGTTTCGACTTCGGTGCAGATGGTGTTCTGGAACTGGTTGGTCATGGTGCTACCGGACATGCGGGCCTCCATGCTGCTGGCCTTGGGTGAAATACCCGCGCGCTTGGGTGAAATACCCAACATCTTGGGTGTCCTCTCTGTCAGTCTCCACAATGTTGATGGCGGAGACACGGACAGGGAGGGAGGAAGCACACGACACGCCAGAGGGTGCGCGACGGACTGGGGAGACCGTTTGCGCACCGTGGTGACGTATGAAAGAACGAAATGTCAGATATCGACCATACAGTTTAGGATGTTGCTGGCCCTGCTGTAATGGAGCACGATGTCCGGGTAACATAAAAATATGGAGGATCTTTTTATGTCCGAAAACAACGACATGCCGTATGAGGACACGGTTCGAGAAGAGGTATACCGCCCACTTCTGGAAAAATTTGCCCGAAATTCTAACGCAATCAAAGATGCGTGGAGATCTGCAAATACCGAAGAAAAAAATAAAGAGTTTTGGGATAACGTCAAATATCTCGCAGAGCATGGACTGGTAAAAGTTAATTCTACACGTGCGGGAGGCGGTCACGAGGTCCCTATATCCACAGCGATCACTGCTCGTGGACGAGACTTCTTGTCTGCGCATGGCGGTCTTACTAAAAAGCTTAATGTAATTACCGTGGAAATCAGCCCAGATAGTATTAAGGCTATACTCGAGGCAAATATCGATAACTCTGACAAACCTGCTGAAGAAAAGTCGTTTCTGCGTAAGCAAATTGCTGCAATATCTGATGAAGGAATGAAGCGAGTGGCAGATGGCCTTCTCACCTTTGGCGCATCGCATATTCCCGATCTTGCCAGTTTCTTGGGTAGTATGCTTCGCGGCTTGTAGCACGTCGCCCATTTTGTCCCGCGCTTTCGTGGGCAAAACGCCGACCTTTCGGGCCAGAGCATTGCTGCCCTGGCCCGACCGGACCACCATGGGGTTACCACACCAACACATGGAGGATTCGCGAATATAATGTGCAACAGCATTCCGGCGTCGCGCGCCGAAAACGAAGCCCTGAAGGCCGAGGTCGCAGCCCTGAAAGACGAGCTGCGCAGTGCCTACAAACTGATTGAGGAACTGAAGGCTAAGGTAAGGCGTGCCACCAAGACGGGCAGTTGAGGTTACGGGCATAGCGCCACCACGCTGCCTTTGTTCGGGGCATCCTTGGGCGGCATGGCGGCCTTTACGAAATCCTCCAGTCCGGTTGCCATCTGGATGATTTCCGCAAGGCTGCTGCCATGCTTCAGCGCCATGGTGGCCTGATCGATGCACCAGCCACGCAGATAAACCGGGTCTTGCAACTCTTCTGACGTCATGCTGCAGCTCCATCAGCTTGCGTTGCTTGGGGTAGGGGAGGGCGGAAGACATCGGGGCACACATCGGCCGGGGTCAGACCAGACATGGCCGCGACATCGACCGCGTATTTGGCGGGCACACCACGCCTGACCCACAAGGAGACAGTGGAATGGTGCAATCCCAGAATGGACGCGACCTTGGTGACGCCACCGGCCCGTCGGATGATCTCCCGTGTAATCATGGGCTTGATGTTGCAAAAAACAACATGAGCGGTCAAGCGTCATGTTGCTAGAAACATCCCCGCCTTTTCCCGCTGCTTCAAAATGAACCACATGAGCGAGCAGCAAACGATCGGCACACGAATAAGAACGTTGCGCGAACAGGCACAAATGGACCAAGCTGTCTTGGCAGAGGCAGTTGGAACGGCCCGGACGCATTTGACCAACATCGAACGCGGTCGGGCCAAACCAGGAAGGGACCTGATGTTGGCTATTGCTCGCTATTTTGATGTATCGGTCGATTGGCTTGCCAACGGGACAGGAGAACGCTGTCTTGTTGACCCGATGACCCCAAAAGAAGCGCTTTTATTACAGGCGTTTAGGGAGCTTCCAGAGCATGAGGCAGACCTACATTTGCAGCTGATCATGTCGCGTTCGACAGCAGGGAAAAACTCATGACCAAGCATAAGAGCGCTCTGGCGCTCTTTTTTATGTTCGCCTTCCAGATGGCGTCCTCTCACGCGTCGGCGCTCCCTGACGAATATATGAAGGTGACGATTTCAGGCGGCAGGCACCCGGTTATAGACATTGCAACTAACCTGCCGGAAAACATGGATGTTTCTGTCGATATTAACCCTGTAGGCGGCGGCTTTGACGCTGGTGATATCTATCAGGTTCATAATGGGCATGTGCATGTCGGGCCGCTTTCGGATAACGGAGCGGATGTTCTGGTTGGTCCCTACAATCTGCTGATCACCAGCACGGTTTCCCAGTTCCAGAATGACCCGAAGGTGCAGCAGCTGCTGGGCGACAACGGCCAGAACCTTAATGGTCCCGACGTCAAGGAATCGGCGATGGGACTGGGCCGGGTAATCGATATTCGCAGGACTTTTACGGTCAACTGACCCGCTTCGTGATGCCGCACCGTTGCGGCATGTTGCATTTATAAACATTTTCGCTTGACCTCTCATGTTGCAATAAGCAACATCTTTCCATCATCACTTGCGATGGAGAGATTTCGTGTCTGATCTGAAAAAACTTGAACGTCCGGTATCGACCAGGGAACGGCTGGACAAAGCCGTGAATGCGCGGGTTGGCGCTGCCCATGACCTGCTAGCGTTGCTGGCGTCACGTGGGATTTCTGACCGGCCTCATGCGCTTAATTCCAATCTGGTAGCCCGGTCTCTGTCATTTCTTGCGGCGCTTGGTGAAGAAGAACGCGCCTGTCGCGAAGCTGATCTGGAAGCCGATTTGGCCAAGATCGGGATGGGCGGCATGCTTGAGAAGCTTCCGCCCGAAAGTCGGCCTTAAATTTCGAAGTGTCCGGCGTGTGCGCGTGCCTTCAGAGCATCCAGCATTTCTGCGAAGGTTTCCAGAAGCCTCTCACGTGAAGTGATCTTTTTGTATTCGTCGCTGGCATAAATAGAGGAAGTCGTATTGCTGACGTCGCTCTGTTTGCTCTGAACAAAGTTATTGACCAATACTTCATGCTCACGCGCAGCAAGCGTTGCGGCGGCCTGAATAAGGGCTGCGTTCACTTCGGCCCGTAGTTCTTTCTTGCTCATATCCAGTTCCTCATTGGTTGTTGGACGCACCAATGATGGAAGCGGCGGGAATGGCTGACAACGGCCATTCCCGCATGCGGGGAGTGCGTTATGCCTACTATCCTCACATCCTGCCCCGTTGTGCCGTCCGGCATGGACAGGGGCAAATTCCTTCTGAATGACGCCAAGGGCATGTCCTGGCGCATGACCGAGCAGCAGATGCTTTCGCGCGATCTGCTGACCGGACCGTTCCATAACGATGATAGCTGGCTGCGGCAGCATTTTGGCGTGCGCGGTCGGTGCGGGCCGGTGACCGACCTGGTCATCGGGATCGATATCGACATGGCCGGTAACTTCCTGATCGGCGCGTGCGAGATGGCGGCCAAAATCCAGCAGCAGGCGGACCGCACCAAGGCGCAGGGGCGCAGGCATCATGGTTAGGATGCCTGCGCCGCCGCGGCCAAAGCCGGACTCCAGGCCATTACAAGGCGAGAGTTTCAGCCCTGCTGCTATTCTGTTGCTTGCCGTTTCTTTTGCAGCGCTCATTGCTTTAGGCGCGTGGCTGGGCGGCGGTTTTATTATCGAAACACCTGAACAGCATAGTGCCCGGCTGCACATCTGCGCCCGTGGATACGAGATATGAAGCGCCAGCTGCCGCGCTGCTATCGCGTGCCGGTGCAGCTGCTGCTGGCGTCGCGCCGGTTCTCGGCTGATGCGCTGCTGATCGCGGCCGATGCGTACCGCGAACTGGCGGCCAGCCTGACCATACACGGCTTTTCCGACATGGCGCAGCAGGCGCAGGCCTTTGCTGACCAGCTGATGGACGAAGCCCCGAAACGCGCCCAGGCGCTTCCCATTCATTTCCCGCACCAACACAGGGGAAACCCATGAACATCATTGATAATGAAGTCCTGTTCCAGCGGCTGAATGATGCGGATGCACGCAAGGCCCGCATGTATCTGGCCAATGCCCGCAACCTGGACCGCTATGGCCGCCAGCAGGCGGCGCTTGGCTATGACCGGGCGGCGCTGCTGTGCACGCAGGATGCCGATATCTGTCGCCAGCGGCTGGAAGAAATCCTGTTGAGCGTGCTGCACGTCGCCCACATTCCCTTTCGGGGGAAGGTGTCATGATGGTTGCCATTGCTGACATCCATGAAAACGGCAACATGCGCCGCGTGCAGCCCACGGCGGACGCCACGGCCGCGCTGGAAGGGTCCATCCGTGCGCTGGGCGTGCTGCAGCCGGTCGTGGTGCGTCCTGACCCGGAAGGCGGCTACATTTTAATTGCAGGTTACCGCAGGTTGAACGCGGCGCGGAGTGTCGGGCTGACCAAGATCCCGGCCGTGACACATCTGTTGAGTGAGGTTGAGGCCGAGGCGGCGCAGGCGGCCGAGAACATGCAGCGCGTACCGGTGGACCCGGTGGACCAGTGGCGCCACATCGAACGCATGGTGGCGGACGGATACACGGTTCGGAAGGCCGGGCTGGCGCTGGGCATGAATGATCGGCAGATAGGGCAGATATGCAAGCTGGGCCGGCTGGCGCCGGAAGTTCTTGATGCCCTTACGGGCCGCGAACTGCCCAGCTGGCGGATACTGGGCGAAATCTCTCAGGCGTCGCATGAGCAGCAGGCGGCGGCGCTAAAGCGCCATCTTTATCATGGCGACACTGTTCTGTGGAACAGTGTCGCGGCGGAGTGTGTCACCCGTCGCATCCCCCGCGATCGCGCCCTGTTTGATGTCGCCGCGTCGGGCATCGTGTTTGACGAGGATCTGTTTGCCGAACCCGGGTCACCAGACCAGTTCACCACGACAGACGTGGTGAACTTCATGGCGGCACAGCGCGGCGCGGTGGAAGACCTGATCCAGAACGGGGACGAGCCTGCGCTGCTGGTGGATTACAACAGCACCACGCTGCTGCCGCAGCTGCCAGCGGGCTGGATGTTCGCGGACAGCTCCGGCGGCGCGGACAAGGTGTTGACCAGGCGCAGCCGGCACAAGCGGGCTTATGCCATCGTGCCGCCCAGCGACCATTATAATGCCTGCAATGTGGTGTCGGTCATCATCAAGCCGGTGAAGGCCACGGCTGCCGTGGTGGCAGACGACCCGGACGGCGATGTGATCGAGGAACCGGATTCCGATCCGGACGCGATCGAGATCGTGGAGGCAGATGATACCCCGGCCGAGGAACCGCAGATAACCAAGGCAGGACAGGACTATCTGGCTGAAATCCGCACGAATGCCCTGTGTGCGGCCCTGCGCAATCCGCTGCGCATGACGCCGGAAGATGCCTTCCATGCCCTGCTGATCGCCTATGTGGCCGGCAACAGCCAGATGCGTGACATTCTGGCTGCGCTGGTTTCGCCCGCAGGCGACCTGCCGGAACTGGATTTCAACCGCATGGCGGAACTGGCGGGTGAGGCGCTGGCACGGACCATGACCGTGGTGGCACCACATCGCCAAACATCGACATGGAAACCGCCCGAGGAATATGCCCGGCCTGAATATATCGGTGCCCTGATCAACGCCGATGCCCAGATGCCCGAACTGGATGTGCCCGAAATGCTGGCCCATGTCAGCGGCAGCACGCTCAAGGCCATTGCGAAGGATTATGCCCCGCTGGGCGAGAAGGTGCCCGCAAAGGTGTCCGACCTGCGCCGCTGGCTGGTCGGCCGCGCACCGGGCTGGATGCCCGTGCACTTCGGCGCAGCCGGGCCGAAGTGTGAACCATGGACGCGCGGGAATAACCGGCAGGAGGATGCGGTATGATGGGCTTGCACGGGTACGTCTATCTGCTGTTCGCCGCCTATTGGGCCATTGGCGTTCTGTTGATCAGTGACAGAGAACTGCTCGCTGGCGTGCTGGATTTCGTGAGGAAAGAAGAACAGAAGCCAAAATATTACTTCAATCCGAATATTATTCGCATCAGTGCGATGCTTGCGATTCTGTTTGCATCACTTGCGTGGCCATATTTTTGCATGCGGGGAGGCAAGAAATAACATGATCCAGTCCCCGGACGACAAATGTATTGCATGGGCCACCCGCAACATGCCCACCGCAGGCGAACTGATGCGGGCTGTGTTCGTGGTGTGCCTGATCTGGCTGGTGCTGATCTTGTTGTGGGTGGTGGTGGTGCCATGACCAGACCGGCAGCATGGCGGAAAGGATATGAGTGGGCCTACTGGCCGACGCAGAAGCCGGAGAATCCGATCAGGGTCTCTGACGCGCTTGAGTCACACGGATATGCAATCACCAGCGAGGAGGCGCGCCAGTTCATGGCTGGTGCCAACGCCGCGCTGGATGAAATGGAGGGTCGGCCGTGATGGCAGCCACGAAGCGCGACTGGCGCAAGCACCCGATATTTAACGGCACCGTGCTGGGGAAGGAGGTTTACGACTTCACCCTGCAGCAGGATCGGGATGGCAACTATGTCGGCTACCTGTCTGATCCCGAAGGGTGCCGGATCTCGATCATTGCCAAGCTCACGCACCAGGGCGGCAAGCACATGCTGAAAGGTCGGGGATTGCTAACCGGCACGAACGACACAGGGGAGGAACCGAAAGGTGGGTGAGATGCAGTGCAGTGGCGAGGAACGGCTGTTGACGGCCAAGGAAGTCATGACCCGTACGGGCCTGAGCCGGATGACGATTTACCGCTACGTGAAAGCGGGCACCTTTCCGGCCCCGCGCAAACTATCGGCCGGTGCCGTCCGCTGGCATTCAGGCGTGATTGACAGCTGGATCAGGGATGGCGCGGGTGCATCAGGGGGCTGATTTCCGCTTCTTTGCCACCAGATCACCCAGGCCGACCTGACCTTCGCTGACCAGGTCGGCCCATTCCTGTGCCAGTTCGCGCCGGCGCTCCAGGTAGAGCGCCCTGTTATAGGCCCCTTCCACCTTGTCCTTTGGCACATGGGCCAGCATCACATCGATCACCTGCCGGTCTGCCGGACAGCGCTCATTCATCACGGTAGAGAATGAGGCCCGGAAGCCATGCGGCACATGCCGGTGGTGGAAGCCTGCACGGTTCAGCAGATAGCCCAGCGCATTTTCACTCAATACCTGTACCGGCCGCCGCGTGTTCGGGAACAGGTGCGGCCAGTGGCCGCTAAAGGGACGCAACGCCTGCACGGTGGCCACGGCCTGCCGCGATAGCGGGACCAGGTGCTCGCGCTTCATCTTCATCCGCTCGGCCGGGATGCACCACAGCGGCCGGTCACCATCCATATTCTGGAATTCATCCCACCGGGCTGCACGCAGCTCGCCCGGGCGCACGGCTGTCAGGTAAAGCAGCCGAAAAGCCAGCAGGGTAGTGGGGTGGGCATCTTCCGCTTCCGTCCTGCTGATCAGCGTGCGGACTTCGGCCAGATCCGTAATGGCTGGCTGCCTGCCCCGTATGACCGGCCGCAGTGCTGGCGCCACGATGGCGGCTGGATCGGCCAAGCCAATGCCAGAGGCGATGGCATGCACAAAGACATCGCTCATGCGCTGGCGTACGCGGTGCGCGGTCTCGATCGCACCGCGGTCCTCGATCTCACGCAGCGTTGCCAGCACGAGGGGCGGCGTCAGGTCATTGATGGGATAGTGCCCCACGGCCGGAAACACGTCCCGCTCCAGGCTGCGCAGCACGTCCGTTGCATAATGCGCGGTCCACAGCACCTTGCGCTGGTCATGCCATGCCCGGGCTACAGCCTCGAACGTGGTGGCGGGATCTGTGCGTGCAGCCTGCAGCACGATCTTCTTATCCAGGGAGGGGTCGCGGCCTTCGCGCAGGATGCGCTTGGCTTCCTCCCGCTCAAGGCGCGCTTCGGCCAGAGAGACGCCCGGGTAGTCGCCCAGTGTCAGCAGCTTTTCGCGTTTCTCGAACTTGTAGCGCAGGCGCCAGACCTTCTTGCCGCCAGGCATGATGTGCACGAACAGGCCGCCGGTGTCTGCAAGACGGTATGCCTTGGCTTCTGGCTTGGCACCCCGGATCTTCGTGTCGGTCAGCAT